CTTCTCGGCTTCGGCCGCCGCTTCCGCATAACCCTGCGCCAGATCCTCGATCGATTGCCGAAGATCGGCATCGACGCTCAAGCCCGCCGTTTCAGCAGCCGTCAGCAGATCCTGCGTTGCCCGCGCTTTCTCAAGGGCAAAGCCATAATCCTCGACCAACGGGTTCAGCGCGGTTTGGGCATCCCTCTCGGCCATCAGAGCGGCCGTGCGCTCCCGGATCGACTGAACGGCATTGTCGAGGCTGTTGTCACCGCCTCCGCCTCCTCCTCCGCCGCCGCTACTGCTTCGGCGAGCATTGGCTGCCAGCGAGCTTTGCGCCAGGTGGGCAATCTCATTGTCCGGTAGAAAGCCGCCCTCACCCTCAATCCCTTTCCGGATCCGCGCCTTCTCGCGCTCCAGTGCGATCTGATCTTTGGAAAGACCATTCTGGCGTTCGATTTCGTCGGCATAGTCTTTGCCAATCTGCAACATCGCTTCGCCTTCGCGGCGGGCGTCACCGCCTTGTTCATACGCCGACACCTGACTGTCGCTCAGACCGCCGGAGGTGCTGACATTGACGGCATCGAGCAGCGTCATGAACTCGCGCGACTTGTCGACAAGCTTCTGCAGCATGCCGAAGATCGGCGCCAGCTTGGCGACATAGCCGGCCGCATCGGGATTGGCGTCGGCCATCGTCTCAAGCGCTCTTCGCGCCTCGGCCGCGCCTTCCTTCGTTCCATCGAAATCATCAATGATGTCAGCAATCGCCTCGCGCTGATCGAGCGAGATCGGCATGGCCTGACTGAAGTCGAGCAGGCTGTCGCGGGCTTCCTCAAGCTCGCGTTTCAGCTCATTCACCTCGCTTGCGGCCTTTGCCCCGTCGAGATGCTGGAGTTTCTGTGCCGTCTGTTCGACCTGATAGGCCAGATCCGCAACCGGCTGGGAAACCTCGGTTGCCCGGATCTCCCGCATCTTGTTGATGACGTCCTGGAAACCGACACGGCCCCGTTCAAGGTCGCGGGCCATGTCATGGATGCCGAAAACGGCGTCCAGATCGACCGAGCCGCGTTCAAACTGGTGCGTCAGTTCCTTCGCCTTGTCGACAATGCCGCCAAGGGCATCATCATCGCGGAACCAGCCGAGAAAGCCCTCGCCCATATTGCTGAGGCGGTCATATTCATCGGCGAGCATCTTCACCTTGCGATAGATCTCGCCATCGGTGAGCCCTTCGGCCGCTTCCGTCACGCCTTCAAGCTTCGGCGTGGCTTCCTCGGCAACAAGGCCCAGCCGCTCCAGTTCGGCATTGACGGCTTCCGTCCGGGCTTCGGCTTCCTGCGAATGCCGGGAATAAAGCGCCAGCGCCCCGACCAGCGTCCCGCCGATCAGCAAACCAAGGGGCCCGGCCGCCGCACTCATGCCGCCAAGGGCGGTGGACAGACTGCCGGCGGCCATGGCCGAGCGCATGGCAGCGGCAAATTTCGTGAGCGCCGTGCCGGCAAGGCCGAGCTTGACCAGCATGCCCGCAATCGAACGGCCGACCAGCGCACCGGCAATCACGCCGGCAAGTGCCAGAACCGTGTCGGCCGTCTGGTCGAAATTATCAGCCAGGGCATTGAGCCCGGAGATCAGCCGCTGGGACGCTCCAAGGCTGCTATCCGTCTCGCCGATATATTTGGTGAGCGCATTGTTCACCTTCGTGACGCCCTGCGCGATCGTCTGCGTGGCGTTATCGGCCATCTTCTCGATGGTCGGGAAACCCTTCATGAAAGCGTCGAAGAATTCCCTGCCCGAGACCTTGCCGTCATTGACCAGCTGCTTCAGCTTCGACACCGAGCCGCCCGCTTCATCGAGACCATTGGCAACCGCGATCAGAATAGGCCGTGCGCCCTCATTGATCGAGTTGAATTCCTCGGCCTGGACCCGAGCCGAACCGAGCAACTGCCCGAGCTGCGTCAGGGCGCCGGAGGCTTCCGCCGCCGACTTGCCCTCGACCTTCAGCGCGGTGGCGATCCCGTCGGTGAACTTGAGCAGCCGTTCCTGCGACTGCTGAAGATTGTCATTGGCCTGCGAGGCCTTGCCAAACAGATCGGCAAGCGCCGTGATCGGCGCGGCATTCTTCTGAGCGCTCTGATAGAGCGTATCAAGCGTGCGCACCTGATCCTGGCCGACAACGCCGGCAACAGCCAGCGCGTTCTTCGCTTGCGTCCAGGCATCGGCATAGCGGGCCACCTCACGCACCGAAAGCGCCGAGGTGAGCGCCGTCGTCGAATAGAGCAGCCCCTTGAACGCGTTCGCCCCGAAGCCCTCAAGACGGCGATCCATGGCAACCGCCTTCTTCTGGATCGCGTTCAGATGCTTGTTGGTGATGCCGTTGGCCTTGGCGAGCCGCTTTTCGTATTTGTTGAAGTCAGCGGAAAGCTGCACGACAAGCTGTTCAAGGTCCGTGGTGGCCATGGTAGTTTCTCCGACGTTGCCGGGTGAACTATTTGACCAGTCCAACCGACTTCAGCCCGCAAAAGGGCATCAGGGACAAGCCATGTTATTAATAGGTGTATTAGATGGTTCTATTGAGGTGGCGTGTAGGCATTAACATCACCTCGGGAAAGCGCTGATTAGTTTTTTTGCGCTATTCATCTCCAGAGATTGCTGCCCACTGATATACAAATATCAGATCATACCGATCATCCGATTACCACCGCATGACTTTCAGATTTGGCAACTAGGCGGAGAATTTAATCAACTGCAAATCTCCCGCTTTCGGAGTTCGATCTGAAAGGATCGTGTTGTAGCCAAGCCCAGCTTCAGCTCAGGCGAGAGCAATAGCTAGGCTTGGCGCCTAAAATTCTGACAAAACTCGGCTTTCCGGAAGAATCAGCTTACGCAACGAAGAGAAGATAGGTCATCACCTGTGATCCCAGCATCAGTAGCAGATTTGTAGATACCCGGTCCAAATGTACCAGACCATTCACTCCGATAGCCGCTGATCTGATACATTTTCCAATTTCCTGAAAGTACGACAAAACTTGAGACCTTATCATTAAATGAAAGCCCCACTAGATTTTCGCATTCATTAAAAACATGGCAAAATTTTCCCGCCATGTTTGGATCCTCAAACAAAATAATATGACCTTTCACCTTTTCTGGTGAATAAACCTTATCAACTTCAGAACTAGCCATTTCGCGTTCCCCTCATATAAAGACAAAGACTACACAGAAATTCTACATGCCTTTCTCCTGAAGCCAAGTCCAGATTTCCTCGACTTGTCCATCTGTCAGTTTTGTCTGACTATTTTCTTCAGCCGAATTGGCTTTGATGTAGCCGTCGAGCGCTGCCGAGAACTGCCAGACGCTCATGGCGTCGACCTGTTGCGGGGAAAACCCCATGGCCGCGCCAGCACCGTAGATTTTCGCCATGCGGATCTTGCCGTTTGGAAGATCGTCAAGGCGCTCTGCGGCCCCGGCGCTGGTCACTCCCCCACGGTTTCATCCGGGGCGCCGGCCAGACCGGCGAACACGATTGCCAGGGCAAGCGGGTGACTTTCGAGCGGCGGCCGTTCCTTCACATAGCGGCCGGCAAGTTTGAGAGCCTCTTTCGGCTCCATCCCGCCGCCGATCAGACCAATACGCACGGTCTCGAAGACGTCTTCGATCTTCCAGTCGCCGGACTGCAGGCGCGAAAGCAGCCGCATCGGGCCGCAATCGCACTTTTCCTGCAGTTCGGTGATCTGTCCGTAGCCGAGGCGAAAGGGATAGATCCCGTCGCCGAAGGGCTGTTCGATCCGGGCATCGCGCATCAGGCCGCGACCCACTCGTTTTCGATGGCCCCGGCCGAATCCATCTGGATTGCCGACTTCACCTTGGGATCGCCGCTCTTCTCGCCGCTGATCTCGAAGCTTGTCAGGTGGAAGGGCCCTGTCCATTTCATGGTGCCGGTCGAGTACTGGATGGAAAGCTCGCAGTTGATCGGCTCGGTACTGGCGAACGCCTCCCACCAGGGCTGGATCGACGTTGCGGCGAGAACGCCGTCGCCGGAGACCGAGGCCGAGAGGCTTTCGGCGTTGCGCTCCAGCCAGGTCACCTGATCTTCGTCATCACAGTCAACCACCAGCGTTTCGCCGGTATTCTTCGAAAAGGTCAGCGACTTCGACGTCATCCCGCAGGGCTGGGCAAAGACTTCCGGGTCCGCGCCATCGCCCAGCTTGATCAGAAGTTTGCCGAAGGTCGTGGTTTTTGCTTCTGCCATTTTCCATAGCTCCAATGTTCCGCCACCGTGGACGACGGTCGGCGATTGCAGATTTCAGATTGTCGGGTTGGGTTCAGTCAATCTCGACAAAGGCCCTGAACGACAGGGCGGCATGGTTGGTGATGCCGTTCGGCTCGCGCATGATCCGGGTGATGCGATGGTCGATCGTCACGTTTCCCGTTTCACGAGGGCTGAGAGAAAGGCCGGTACTGAAATCCATGACCACCGAGGGATAAAGGCTTATGCCCGAGGCGCTGTCTTCCGCGCGGTAGCGCTCAAACGGTTCTCGATCGATGACCGTGACTTCAGCACCGTGCAGACAACGCTTCACGACGCCGGCGAGCTTTTTCACCTCGGCCGATCCATAGGCTTCACCGTCACCTTCCGACCAGCAGTCAATCTGGAAGCTGATTTCCTCTCCCATGATGCACTCGGCATCGTCCTGCAGAACGTCGCTCGGTCCCATGGAGATATAGGGAAAGACCGGCTTTGGCTCCGCAGGCACGCGGTCGAAGACGCGCGCCGCAACGAAACCGGAAACCGAAACGTCGCGCTTCAACCTGTTGATGACCACCCTGGTCAGTTCATAGTTTGGGTCCATCAGCCACCTGCCGCGACCTGTTTTGCCGCTTTCGTGAGCGAGCGGGATATCCGTGATTTCACGCGACGACGCTTGGCCCGATAGGACACATAGAAATAGGGTTGCGCCGGCATGTCCTGTCGGCCGAATTCGACCCATCGCGCCCAAAAGGCGTCATCGTCGCCGGCATAGATCGTGATGGTCAGTTCGGAGCCGAGCGAGGATTTCACCGTGGCCGCGATGATCGAGCCGGATGGCGCACGCCCCCAGGTCCAGCCGATGCTGTCACGAAGCGCGCCACTGTCCACCGGCGCGAGGCTTTTCATCAACGCGACGATTTCGTCGGCGGACTGCTCCATCGCGCGGCGGATCAGCTTTTTGGCGACCACCGGCATCCGCTTCAGTTTTCGCTCAAGGGCAGCACGGCCGAGAATGGTCGAGCGCCGGGCCATCAGCTCGGCTCGCCTTCCGAAACCATCATCTCGATCCACCGGTTGTCGTCATCGACATTGACCGGCGGCGCCGTGATCGCGAACACCCTGTCCGGCTTGCGGGCATCCACGATGCGCCAGTCTGCCGTGACCGCCGCCGCTTCGGCACTGTATCGGATGCGCGCTGTGTAGGGCTGGACACCCTGGAGGCGCGCGGCCATTACGGTTTCGGTTCCATTGCGCGCGATCATCTGCGCACGGCGGGTAAACACGGTCTCGAAAGGTCCGGCAACATCATTGCCATAGCCGTCATCGGCGACGATCCGCTTCTGGAAATGCAGCCTCGATCGCAATTGTCCGCCGCTAGTCGCCGGTCGTGCCATGATCGGCCTCCGCGTCTCTTCGGCGGGCAGCGCCAGCGCTCACGGCATCATCGGCGCAAGCAGCCCGGACGTTGTATTCACCGCCCGCCCGATAGGCGATCGTGATCTTTGGCCTTTCCGGCGGCGACCAGCGAAAGCCCTGGCTGAATTTGACCCAGACCATACTGCAGACCTCAATCGCGCTTCGAAGGCTTCTCGCTGGATGCGCTCGGACTCGTTTTCGGCGTGAAATTGCGCTTGCCGTTGCCGGCTAGCTCCTCGCCTGCATCGCGGCCCGAAACTTCCTTCGCAACACCGGCCTGGACCAGCAGCGCGGCACGGTCATCCGGACACTCAAGTCGGTCATCCGGTTCAAACGGGACGCCACCATAATTGTGCTTCTTAGTGAACTCGACGGTTTTCATATGGTCTGCCTCCGAAAGCCGCGAACCATGATCGCAACGATGCTGCGCAGCCTGTTGTGATTGATGTTCGACCCTTCCTCATAGAAAGATCGAGCGATGAAATACCCAGCCTGCCTGATTGCGTCCGGCACATCGCTAATGGGCCAGCCGGCGCTGTAGGTCACAGTTACGGAGATGGCTCTCGGCCAAGTCTCGCCGGGATTAACGACGAGCGACCCGTCTCGAATGGCGTAGATCGTCGCAAGCGTTTGCTCTTGCCCATCCACGTCAACATACGTGACAGCCGATGTCGTGATCAGGTCGTGGTAGGACAGGTTGACGGACCGGAAAGAACTGAAGCTCTCGGTGAACTCCGTCTCGACAATCGGGCGGCACAGAATGCCATTTGCGGGATCAGCCAAGTAGCTTTCAGCCGCGTCAAGATAAGAGGTGATTTCTGCGTCGTCGTCGGCGAAATCGATCTTGCCTTGCTGCTTGAAGACATCGAGGTCCAGAAATTCCGGCATATATCAGCCTCACGGGAGAGTGAGGGCGACCGGAGCCGCCCCTTTCATATTACTCGGCCGAAGCGTCGTGGAAGACGAAAGCCTCAGGACGCGACACTTCCAGTGCAAGACGCTTCTCAAACAGGATCGTGACCATGTTTTCCGAGAAGTTGTCGCCGTCTTCGGTCGATGCCATGACCGTAAGGCCCATGCGGTCCCAGATCTGCGCTCCGAGAGCGAACGCGCCGACAAGGAAATCCCCGGGCGTGATGCTGTCCGAAAGAACAACCGGCAGGCCCCACAGACGCGGCGTTGCGCCGGTCGTGACCGAAGAGAACAGGTAAGCGCCCTGGGTATCCTTCAGAAGCTCGATCATAGCCCAGTCTTCGGGGTTCAGAACGATGCCCGAGGCCGGATAGAGTGCTTTGCGAACCTGCAGCTTGGCGACACGGATATCATCGACCAAGGTGGCCGGCGTGTAGCCGCCAATGGTCGTGTTGTCGTAAGCCGTCGCCTGGGGCAGAAGCCCCTTCAGGTTGGGGCTCGTGCCGTTGCCGGTCAGAAGCTGCTCTTCTTCGACAAGATTGAGGCCATAGCGACCACGACCGTCGATATAGGAACGCAGCATCGGCGCATCGTCCAGAACTTCCATCGATGCCCGGAACTTGTGGGCGATCTTCTGGACCGGGACGATGAGCTCACCAAAGGTGATTTCAGACTTCGGCTTGGTGCCACCTTCCGCGACCGGAGCGGCGGCGTTCGTGAAGCCGGTTTCCTGAATGGAACGGATCGAATTGCTCGAAGTCGTTCCCGCCGGGATCAGGCTGCGAATGCGCAGATCGATATCAGGCGGCGCGACAAAGCCGCCAGACTGTTCCGGCGTCAGGACCGAACGGGAAACACCCGTCGCAATATTGCCGGCATTCGTCACGTCCTTGATCTCGAGCGCGATCTTGACCGCCTCGCGGGTCGTCGCGTTCGACTTGAACTCGTCGCTGTCGATAAACTGCTGCCCGATCGACTTTGCCGACGTGGGGTTCAGAAGGCCGGCGAACTTCTTCTGCATTTCCGCAGCTTCGTCGCTCACCTTCTCGATGTCGCCGGAGAGCTTTTCGATCTCACCCTTGATAACACCGTTCTCGTCGCTCGCCGCCGACTTGAGCGCATCGATCATCGCCGCCAGATCGTTCGACTTGCCATCAAGCTTTTCGAAATGGCCTTTCACTTCCTCGCGAAGAGCTTCGCGAATGCCTTCCATGGACAATTCAGTCATGGTTTTCTCCAAATTTTGAGGGATATGGCCCGTCAGAGGCCGCTCAGTGCGCGTTTAAAGTCTTCCAGTGTCAGACTTTTTTGCCCGTCGCTCACCTCACGTTCCGCGCGAACACGGGCCACAGCGGCCGCCGCCGCCTTGGCCTCATCAGCCGAGAAATCCGCCTCACGCATGATATTCTCGACAAATCTCTTCAAAATGGCGGGGCTTTCGCCCTCAATCGACTTCACCGACGACACAAGAGCTTCTGGCAGCATCGGGAAGGTGACAAACGAGACCTCCCACAAGTCGACGCTACGCAACTCCCGGCCAGATTTGGTTTTCACGGCGTCCTTGGTCCGAAAACCGATGGACATGCCGTCGATCGCGCCGAACTCCAGGTTCGAATGAACATCTTTTCCGAGCGTCGAGCCCAGATTGACCCGTCCCTCGACATAAAGCCCGGTATTATCCTCTTCGATCCGGTCCCAAACGCCGACAACCTGCCCCGGATCGTGCTGAAAGAGCATTTTAGGCTTACGTTCCGACTTGGAAAATGCGCCTTTGACGACAATATCGCCGCCCATGTCGCGGATGCCGAACTTCGAGGCATAACCCGTGACCCTGCCTCGGTCGTCAATTTCGGCCTCGAGAGGCGCAAACTTATACTGAAGGGCCATTCTGACCTCCGTTCCGCCTGTTTTGCTGCCAGAAGTCGTCGCCACGCTCAGGGAGATTGAACGGGGACTTGCCCTGTCTCACTTCATCCTCGGTCATCCACGGTGCGTTTCCGCCGGAACCGAGCGCTCGGGCATAGATCTCTGCTCTGACCTGCGGCGTGGTCCGCATAAGGGCATTTTCGTCGAAATTCGGTTCCACGGCGGACTTGCGGAAGAATGAACGCTTGAGCGAAGCTTCCCAGCGCCCGATCCATGGCGCCATGGTATTTGCCTGGTGAAACAGCATCACATCAGCAACCGCGCCCTGAGCGCCAGACCCTGCCGTCTGCATCAAATAGTAGGGATGAACCCCGAAAATCCGGCCGATTTCCTCGATCTGAAACTTCATCGTTTCAAGCAGTTGCTGATCGGATGAAGTCTGCACGAGCTGTTGAAATTTGCCGTCCATGTCGACAACGGCAATGCCAGTCTTCCCAAACTGCTCGGACCAGGCCTTTTTCAGCTTTGTAACGCTATCTTTGCCGGTGCCTTCCTGAATGAACATGACACCATAGGGCGCGCGTGTATCGGCAAACTGCGCCTGCCGATCCTGCAAGCGCCTGGACAGATCAAGGACGCGCCGGCACGACTTGATGACGTTGAGCCCGGCGAGCATATCCCAGCGCGGCGACGTGACTTCGAAAATCTCGTCACGGCTGAAGTCGCCATAGATGCCATAGTCTTCGATGCTGACCGGCAGCACATACTGCCCGTCTTTGTACACCCAGCGACCGTTCCAATTAGGATGCAGCGGAATGAGCTCAACCGGCTTGCCGAGGCTGTTGCGACGGATATAAGCGCGCCCCGTGCCATTAAACACGGCATGAAGGGTGATGAGCTCTTTGAACTCGACACCCGTCATGAACTCGTTCGGCTCGGTGTTGATCAGATCCAGAACGCGATTTGTGTTCTTATCGTCGCCTTCAGTCTTGAGAGGCAAAAGCCCCATGCCGCCGGCAATGACGAAACCAGCCCGCAGCGCAGCCGCAACGCTGGTGAATTGTCGCGACCCGACCTCGCCGACGCCCTCATAGAAGATGCGATCTTCCTTGTCCTCAATCCCCGCCGCCGCGGCATTCTTCATCTCTGCAGGGCGGAAGATTTTTCGAAAGAGGTTCATAGGATGATCAATTCCTCTTCCTCGAGATACGACCGCGTCTGGCTGGCCATTCGGCTCGCTGCCGAACCGACCGCCATGGCAATGGTAACCATGCCGTCGATCCGACCTCGCGACTTCCGCTTGTCGAACCATTTATTCTTGAAGGCGTCAGACTGAACGACCGCATTTGACGCACAGATTGTGGTCAGGCGATTTCGATCAATGACCATGACGTTGCGAAGGATGCTGTCTTCGAGGTGCCGCATGGACAACGGCATGCAAAGCATCTTCTCTTCGAAAACGACCTTGCTTCCCTGAGCATGCGGCACAATTTTCAAGCCAACACCTTCAGGCTGATCGTCGCCCTCATACTTCCAAACTGGAAAACCGGCGTCATCTGCCGCCCTTATGAAGTTTTGGATGAAGGTCGAGTCCACTACCATCTGCTCGACATCGTGCCTCGAATAGAGATCCGCGACCTGCCTCACCACGAAAGAATAGTCGATCGTGGCAGTCGCCGTGATGGTCACTTGTCCGGCCGCCTCAATCTCACGGTAGGGGATCTGATCGGCCGTGCTGCGTTCGTCGACCCGCTCGCCAGTGGTGAAATACCAAGTCTTCGCAGCAAGGGTTTCGCCTTCCCAACATCCCGAAAGCGCCGTCAGGTCGTTCTTCTCTGACAAATCGAGCGACAGGTGGAGCTTGCGCCCGACCATTTCCTCTTCATCAACGTCACCCTGAACGCGCTCCCAGGCATCCTCAGCAATCCAAAAGCCGGCCGTACCGACCGGGATGCCGAAATACAGGCGCTTGGTCGTCAATGCCGTCGAGATCATGTTGCGGGAGGTCTCAACCTCTTTTCGCACGTTCTCGATCGGATAGGTGATGCCCAGCGCCGGAAGCGATTTGACCCAGCAGCTTTCGTCGTGGAGCGGATCGTCGCCTTTGTCCGTTCTTGCGATGAGCGCAAAGGCAGAATCATCGGTAAATTCGCCGCGCAGCACCTTCTGAAAGAATTCGCTGTATTCGGTCCCGACATGCTGGTCGACGGACGGCGTATTGGTGCCCAAAACCATCATCGGATCACCGCTCATCTTCGCGATCGCGGCGCGCCAAATCGAAATGGCCTTGTTCGTCTTCATTTCGTGGATCTCGTCACCGAGAACCAGAACAGGTTTCGGCCCCGAGATCGCATCGCTATTTGCAACGGGTTCAAACTTCGAACCACTGGCCGGGTGCTCGATCTTCCAGGCATTGTCGCCAAAGCCCCGGATCATCACCTTTCCCAGACTTTCGAGCGTTTCGTCTTCCTTATCCGGGATAGGCGCCCGGCACATGGCGACCGCATCGCGAAACATGACATTGGCGGTCTTCCGATCCTCACCAATGCAATAGACTTCGGCGCGCCGGCGTTTCCGGCCAGCAATCTCATAGAGCCCGAGGCCGGCCATCAACGGCGACTTGGCTTGGCCCTTACCGGTTTCCATCCAAACGAACCGAAACCGACGAAGTCCGTTCGCGTCCTTCCAGCCGTAAATCGATCCGACCACGAAGACATGCCACGGCAAGAGCTTGAAGGGTTCTCCCTCTTTCGCGCCCTCCGTGATGCTCAATACCGAGGGGAAGAAATTGATCGCCCGCTCCGCGGCGGCAAGATCCCAGGTGAGGCCGCGTTTTGCGCCGTCTCGCAAATCATCGAGATGTCGCTGTGCTGCTAACCGAACCAGATCGCCCACAACGATTTCACCGGAAGCAGCCTTACGTGCCCATTCCGTTGTCTGGTCAATCAAGGTACGCGTCAGCTTTCGTGGGCTTTGATGCGGGCGGCTTCTCCGCGACCTTATCCTGGGCGGACTTGGGGCTGATCAGCAACGCATCTTCGAATTTTGCCATGCGGTCGTTGAGCTTCTCGCAAGCCGACCAATTGAAGTTGAAGACGTCGCCGCCGTTCGGGCCAACCTTCACCGGCCCCTCTTCGAGAGCGATCGGATAAAGCGCGTGGTATTCGGCGCAAGCCCGCGCATATCGATCAGCGATCTCAACTCGCCGGACGGTCAGGAGGCCATTTTCGTCCAGCCACTCGATCGTTTCGCGCCAAACCTCTCTGGCCTTTACCGCCTTCTCTTCGTCCGCTCGAAAGATATCGGCATAGCGTGGCTGACGAGGCTTTTTCACCGCCATAGACCCCTACCCCATCTTTCAGCTTGATCTCAGTGCGAACGGAGGTGGGCCGCGGGTAACCAGACACCACCCCCTTGTTTTTTATCAGGGGGCCCAACCATCATCGCGTTGCATCCGACCGCCCCTCTCCATCCGCTGCTTGGCCGTGGAGTGGCAAAACTTGCAAAGCGTCTGAAGGTTGCCGAGTGAAAAGAACAGCGCCCTGTCGCCCCTGTGTGGCTGAATGTGATCAACCTCGGCTGCCCGTGGATCACTGCGTCCGGAAACCACGTGGCAATCACACATCCGGCATCGGCCACCGTCGCGGGCAATCGCCTGAAGGCGTAGCTTCCGCCACGCCGCTGTTTGGTAAAGCCGGTGATACTCGCCGTTACCAGAGCGCGACAATGTCTGTCGCCGTCGTGGCTCCGAGCACATGCGTCACCCTGAGCGGATGATAGCCAGGCTCAACGCTGACAAGCTTCACCGTCTCACCACCGAGCATGGTCAGTTCGAGATCACCGCGTCCGCCAACAAACAGGGCACGCGTCGCGACACTGAGGGCTTCGGCGCCAGGGGTCACTTCTGCAGCATGGGAGGCCGGCGCGGTAACGCCAGAGGAATAGCTCTTGAAGGTATCCATGCTTTTTGGGCTTTCGATGTCTGGAAACGAAAAAGGCCGCTATGAAAGCGGCCATAAATATCCACCTGTGAAGAGCGCCTTTCGCGCCTTCCGGGTTCAGGTATCGACACCGATCGGCCGAGGGACCCAAATCATCCTGCGCTATTTGTTTCCGATTTGTTCCCCATTGTCAAGCAGCTTCTAATTTATCTGTTGGCAGGCTCAGTCGCATCTCCCCTCCGAACATCTCAAGCGTAAAGAACGCGTGACCCTTGTCGATACTTTCGACCACCACATGACGGCCAGCAAGAGCGCTGTCGACGATCACCGCAGTGTCCCCAACGCCAAACTCGCGATGGGTTGGCATATACCGGTCATGCTCAGACCGACGAAGCCCATTCCTGAAATTTCGGATAAAGGCGCCCATGTTGTCGAAGCTCCTGGGTTCACCGGCAACACCAACGACTGCGTTGACCAAGGGCATCTGGAACAGGCGATACCAGTCTACCTGCCCCGCAAATCCAGCGAAAAGATAGCGCGGCATAACGGGATAGTGCTTCAGCACCTTGTCCTTCGAATACCGCGACGGCTTTCGCCAGACGCTCTGGAACGGGCAGAACGTGGCGATATCGCGCTTCGACAAGATCTCCTGAGCGGCGAACTCTTTCTGAGGCGGGACAAGCAGCGCATACCAATCGAGCTCTGATACGAGCTCAGGCAGACGACCATTATTCAAACATTTCTTCATTCATCGGCTCCGGGTTTGCAGTGCAAGTTTGGACCGATGGTGTGCCGTGGCAGGGCAAGCCGAAACTAACTCATTTCCGGTATCGAGCGCAAGAACAAAACGGGATCATTCATGATCTCAACGCACATTTTGAACACCGCATCCGAACGCCAGGGCGACGCCTTCCCGGTCGCACTTCCCCAAAACCAGTCCTGGCTATCGTAGTGGATGCGCTCCGAGGCCAGACAGGCAGATAAGCTGCCCGAGAAGGAGATGCGCACAAGCGGCTGGTAATCGCGATTGTGCAGGACCACAGATCCGTCCGGACAATTGTACCGACCATAGGGCAGCGTCTTGCGCATCGGGAACCACGCATGCGGCGCCAACCTGGAGCGGATAACCCTGAAGTCCTCGCGCACGGCCGCCACCTCTTTGCAGCCATCCGTCTCGAGGTAGATCAGTCCGCCCTCATCGATCGAGGTGATGCGACCGAACTTGCCCAGCAGGCCGCCACCCGAGCGAAGACGAACCCACTGCCCCGGCGCCAACTTCCAAGCCGTTTTGCCCATTTGAAAATCTCGTTGTCCATATTGCGCGTAACACAAAACCACCCCCAATATAGACATAAATCTGGCATTAAATGAAGGAAAAACGCATTTAATATCGAGTTATAGAAACAGGGCAACGAGTACAACGAGCTATATTTTATTATATATATCAATATCTTAATATCGATTTTTCGTTGCCAATTCGTTGCAATATGGACAACGAAGCTGACGGAGAGGCGCCAAGATCGCTGCCGACGTTGCAACGAAATGAACAACCAAATCAAAGCGGATGTCGTCGAATGAAATTAAGGATGTAACAAATATGGAATCGCCTAAAGGTTTAGTTTGTGCTCATCTGGACGGTAAGGGAGGTAAAGATGGAACTCACATTTCGCCATCGCATGGAATACCCAAACGGCACAGCATCGATCGATGAGATTATTGAAAATCTGCGGGCCCAAAAAAAATTGCTCGAGCAAGGCAGCCATGTGCTAGATGCCTCCTTGGACGATTTCGGTATCGACCAGATCAAGATCCAAGTCAAAAGTGTGGTATCTGGGAGCCTTATTACCGACCTGGCCATTGTCCTTTTTGGCGAGTATCAAACGCAGATCGAGAACAAGGTCATAGATGGGATTGAGGGTATGTTCGGAATTGACGTGCCAGAAGAAGCCGAGTTCATCGTAACACTCGCGACTTTAGCCGCCGTCTACTTCGTCGCACGCTACTCATATGACACGATTAGGGCGCGTAAGAAGGACCGACCTGCCTCCACCCATATAACCGGCGACTACAACACCGTCATTAACATCTTGTCGGACAGGATTAATGTTCCCGTCAGCCAGATCGAGGACGGCCTTCATGAGGCTCTTCCCGCGAGTAAACGCCGTACGCTGATAAAATCCGTAACTCGCTTCCTCAAGCCGCGCGAAGACGGACGTATCGCTCCAATTAAGGTCGAGGGGTATGGCGAAATCTCTGAGGAAACCCTTAGGGAATACCCAACAGACAGCGAACTTTCTGAAATTGATGAGAGCAAGAATCTCGATCTTGCTGGCGTAGTTCTAGATATACGTGCAATGGACAAAGACAAAAGTTCCACAGGCTGGGCAGCTATAATCGTCGGAGACGACCGCTTCAAAACACGCTTGCCAATGGATCTCTACCCGACTGTTGACCCAGCCTCGGTAGCTAAAAAGGATCGCGTAACTGCCGATATTACCATTGAAGGCGAAAGAAAGCCAGACGGAAGCTTCAAGGCCAAGCGAATACACTTACTGAAAATAGTCGATTTATGACAGTGCATCTTGCATAAATGAAAAGCTCACTGAAAAAAATGTAAACTTAATATATATTATAATAAATCAATCTAATCTGAACTTACCGATCAATTCTTTAACAGCATTTTCATAGTACTCATCTCCATTAAGTCTTCTTAATTCCCCACGAATCTCGTCATTATCGGCCACCATATTCATATTAGGACGAAGCGAATGCCAAGAATTTCCTTTAAAGACAAGCCACTCCATTAGAAAATGCCGTCCGCCTTCCTCTTGTATTTGAAAAATACAAACAACATTAGGGTTAACGGTTTTATATCCATAAAAGGAACTTACAAAGTGATACTTTTCGAAATATTCCGATAGATCATCCACGGCCTGCGCCACATATTCTACCAACCTCTTGATATTAAAATCACTATAGAATAATTTTAAAAGACTATAATCGATTTCCACTGCCGTACGTTCAGAGTAACCTATCGCCTTCTTCACGTATCGCGATAACAAGAAAATATCTTGAGCATCGATTGACTGCCCAGGCAAACGCGGAACTCCGGCTTGAAGATTTCTCGCGACTAAAGAATGCATCGGCCCCCGACGCTTTGCTATTATTGATATAGCAGCTCCTGCGGTCCGATTATCCATATCTTCAAGTAAGATTGAAAACCAATCCTTAATCTTTTTAGAGTCATTACTTCGTCGGACTAAGAACTCGAAAGCTGAGGCCACCGCCGAAACGTCAGACCCCTTCAACAACGATTCTACCGGCTCAAGAGAATTTACTTCTCCCCTCGCCCAAAGCCTGCCATACTTCTTAAGCGCTATGTTTAGTGAATAAACACTACTGAACTTTGAAAAAACATCTAAAATTATTGAGTAAACTAAACCAGAATCGGATTCTACATCAAGTATCCTCTCCAATATCTGACCTTTACTAAAATTATCATTTACATTTTCATACAGGAAATAAGCAATTGCTAAATTATCTTCTAAGCCATCAGCGCCAACCCGCATATTTTTAGTAGCCCATATTATCTGCTCATCCCAGGTTGACCTGAGTATTCTCTTTCCTTCATTTTTTAATTTATCAGACGAATTAATTTTTTCACTAAAATAAAGGCGAGCCTGAAATAAAGATTGGCCAATATCAGCATCAGTAAGGTTGACCTTATCCAAATCCCAGTCTACGTCCGCTCCAATTGCCCCCCGAAGGTCAGAACCCGTGAAGTCAAAACCATTTAAGTCCGAATTTGAAAAATCAACATACGATAAATCTGAATACCTAAAATCGACAGCTGGATCCAAACCAGCCAAGCACATAATGTCTTTGAAATTTTCAGACGCAGAGACCGCGACTTCCCTAACGTCTTTCTTTAATTCTCGCGTAACCCTATCATCAAAAAAAATACTATTCTTCATCTGAAATATTAGACTGCGAAAAAACGACATGGCCGTCATACAGTCTATCCCTATCAATTTTTGAGAGAGATTTTGTTATTAATATTTTTAATATCTTATTTTTATTATTGGAAAGCTTAGAAAAAATACCGTCCCTGTGAAAATTTATATCGATATCTCTTTGGCGGGAATATGCAGTAAGAGCCACAGCTCTCCGATTGGAACTCGAACGAGAATCACGCATTCTGCACAAAGAAATATCATTCATATACGTGCCGTTCAGGCTTCCACCTGCGGGATCGGTTATTTTCCATTGATCGTTCCCTATTGCCATTACACTTCGAGTGCTACTCTTATAAGTCTCCCGTTCGCTCTGTACCATATTCTGTTTCTGGAGCTTCATATTCTCTCGGTGTAACCCAATCCCTCCGCCATAATCTAGGGGACCAATTTTAATTTCGCCCCCTGCACCTTTTTTTACGTTGGAAATAACCTCTACGCCACTTGAACGTGTTACCTCGACCTCTTGTTCTCTTCTGTCTTCAACCAATTCCATTGCATACTTGCTAGCAGGAACGATATCGAAACCTTCGAAATCAAGTGAAATATTAATTCTCGATATACCGACGTTTATAATATCTTGATCTATTTCTATATCGTCGGAAAATGCTCCAAATTCCACTCTGAGTTCAAGCTCATCATTATTTTCGGAAGATGCCGATAGATAGCTTTTTAGCTCAACGATCTCGGGGAGTACATTTTTGTTGGTGGTTTTCATACGCAAAGGCCAAGTGATTCACGAACTGGTTAATATATGATGCACCCAGGAATTTTCGCACACAAGGCTTTATCTTTTATCGTGCTTGCAACTAGCCGCATCGACACATTAATTCTACAGGCCACTTATTGTATCATTTGCCCAGAAGGGGTAGTGATAGGTTGGAATGCGCTGGGTGCGGGAGCATGCTAAATCTTGTAGTACTGGTGCAGTAAGCTATCTGCCTCTAGAGTTCGTGCTATTCAGATAGCAATCACCCCCTCCAGACATATGAAGCGCCAGCCCTTTCCGTTCCCTTGTTCGGATCTTCGATCTTTCCGGCCAAAGCCAAAGAGCTTAGGATGCTTTCGAGCACGCGGTTGTCGAACGCGCCCCCGATACGGCGGGCTATGACAGACTTCGGCACCCGCCCCTTGCTTCGTATGATCTTCTCGACGCGGCGCACATGCTCCTGGAAATCCGATGCGACGATATATTCGTTTGCGCCCTGAACAGCATTCCTGACGCTCTCGCGCACCACATTGATGGCCCATTCGACGCTCGCCATCATTATCACGCCATCCGGTCCCAGGCGACTGAGCGCATGGACACAGGCGAGCCGAAGCGCCATTTCAGCTGCACGGCTCACAAATGGTGCCGTCTCTTCGTTCTGGTCAGCGAGAGCGAGCATCTCATCGCGAAAGGCGCTCCACGCTTCTTTTGCGGCCTCTTGCGCCCATGGCACCGGTCTGGTCTTTACGCCCTCCGGAACCCGATATGCCAGGACACCGCCATTCAGCGAACCAAAGGCGGGCTTCAGGGCATCAATCGCTTCGATGATATGCATCGGTGGTGTGCGGGCCGCGCTGCCATCGATTGAACGCAGGGCGCTGCGCCTGTCGGCTTCAATGATTAGTAGACGGTTGATCATACCGTTATCGATCGCCGATCGGCCGAGGGACGAATAGAAATCGCGATGGGTCGAGACGCCGAAGATGGAGACCGCCGGCCCTTCGATGACAGCGGCTTCGCCGGTCACGCGGCTGGTTGTTCGAAAGAAAGTGACGGGACTGGATGACCACAGCTCGAGAAGCGTGTCGATCATTGCTGTCTCATAGGTCCCTGCCCTTTTGCTACCGGCCTTGCCAAAGATCCGACGGCCCACCTCGTCAGCAACGATCAGTTGGGCTGCAACCTTCTCTACCTCTTTCTCGAGGGCAAGCGATGTCGTGATCTTGCCGGAGCGCACCAACTCTTTCAGACCGGCCTCTACTGCCAACCTGTCGATCGCCTTCATCGGCCAATCTTTGCCGATGCCGGTCTGGCCGGTGCAAATGGTGAAGAGCTGCAGACCGCCGGAGAAACCCGGCGTTTCGCGATGCCTGGAGCAAACGAGCGAGACAAAGGATATTGCCGCGGCCAAGGCAAGCTTGCGATTAGGCAGTGGCGAGGTCTCGACAATCCAGTCGGCAATGTCCTCGATCAACCCGCCCGGATGGGACCAATCGCCGCCCTCTTGCAGCCCCGTTCCGTCATCTATCACTTCGCCGGTGTCGGCATCGGTCACGGTGCCATCATGATGCTCGATCAGCCGTTGCGCTGCTTCGGCGTTCGCCCCGTCATCCGGTCGATCGATGTCCGCGATTTGCCGCGGATCCTTGGCGCCGGCTTTCAGGCCGGACAGGATTGTCTTTCGGCTCTCGGCCTGCCCCAGGCCGCAATCCTTCGCGGCATTCATCAGGAGGGCGAAGATTTCGGCCTCACCAACGTGACCGGCTCCGACAAGCTGCCCCAGCGAGAAGGCAGCCTCGTTGAGCGTGTTGTTTCGCCCGCCCTTCCCGGCTGATCGCACTCGCGTCGTCTCGGCCTCGATGGCCGCGTCGACATAAGCCTTCACCCGGCTGTCCGTTATCTCCGAGCGCTGGACGAGCATTCGCTCAGCCTGTTTTTCATCAGGCTCTTTTTCAAGGATTGCAGCCAGCCATGCGGGCAAGACCGGGATGTCTTCGAGGCTGCCCCACAGCTCATAAAAGCTGCCATCCTTGAGGACAGTACCAGGGGCAACGACATAGCCGCCGGCGCCTCGGACATTGATACCCATATCGCGCAGCTTACGTTCGCGATAGAGTGCACTATCAGCGTTGCCGAACTCTTTGCCGGGCGGCTGGCGAAAGAAATGGTGATTGCCGCGCGAGGGCGTCGCGACCAATGGCGCGCTGTCCGGATCGAAGCCGTGATCGCTCATGATCGCGCCGAAGGCCTCGACGCCATCCTTGTCGAGCTCGTGACGATCAGCATCGATGACGACCAGCCCGCATTTTGCGAGATCCATCCCGATCGCAGCATCCGGCCATCGCGACCACCAGCGACGTATGACCGCCTCATCGATCGATGACTGCTTGCGCCAGAAAACGCCTGGCATCGGCTGCTTGACCTTCTCACCGCTTGAATGGCAGGGAAAAACATAGAAGCCGGCCGCGGCCAGTTCTAACGCCGTGTCCGCGTTTCGCGTTGCATCGGTCACAGTCACAGCCCTGCCTCACGCCTGAGATTATTTTTGAGCGCATTGCGATATCCGGCGACAACGCGGCGCTTAAATTCGCAAACCTCGTCGATGGTGAGCGTGGTCAGATCGGTTTTGCCGATCTCTTCCAGAAACCAAAGCCCCTCATTGCCGCCGTCCTGCGCCGCCAGGCTTTCGATATCGCTGAACCTGTCCTGCTTCATCACCGCTGTCCTTTTCGCAATTTCGAGGCAGTCCGGGTCATCGCAAAGCCAAATGGTCGATCGACCAACGCCAACGCCGTGACCAATTTCCCGGCGCGCGCAGCACCCGCACACGCCCTCTACAAATCTGTCGGCAGGCATGGGTTACTCAGCAGCCTCTCGCATCTGGGGGAAGCTCCGGCCGACAATGTCGTAGTACTTGCCTCGCGGCTTGATGCTGATGGTCTCCGGCATGGTCAGCTCTCCCGTCCGCGCGAGAGCCTCGTCCGTGCTTTTGGGAAAGGGCGTGCCGCCGCCATGCATCGACCACCATTGGCAAGCACGCTCAAATGCTGACCGGCCATGATCGAACGCCACCCACTCTG